AGTTTAAAAAATCTACATTACGAGCATTAGCATCTTTAACTATTTGAGCTTCTCTTTTGTTTTTTTCTTTTTGTCTAAGCGCTAGTTTAGTTCCTAAATCTTTTACAGCTTGAGCTCTTCTAGAATTTCTAGCCGAAGCTAGACCTGCTATGTTTGGTATTTGATACGCCATATTATAATTATTAAGGTGTTACTCCGGCTAAATACGCATCTCCAGCTGCGCTGCCTACATTTTCTACAGTTCCTACTAAAGCTTCTTGAGCAGCTAATCCGTATTGTAATTCTAAGTTTTGCTGGAACTGTTGATCTTCTCTTATAATACCCATGTCAACCATATCTCTTCTTTCTTGTCTATCAAAAGCAGCAGCTTCTTCAGCTTCAGCTTGAAGTTGCAAGTTAAGTCTTTGTTGTTGTGCTTGTTGAGCTCCTTGAGCAGCTAGTTTTTGATTAGCAACCTCTTGTTGTTGTATACTATTAGATATACCTTTTTTACTAGCTAATGCTGCTCTAGCTAAAGCAGTAGCACCACCAGCACTAGCTCCAGTAGCAGCCATAGTGTCTAACGCTTGAGCTAAAGCTAAATCTGCTTGTTCAGCCTCAAACTCTGCGGCACCTGTAGCTACACTTAAATTAGCAAACGGATTATTTACTTGAGCTGCTAATGCTCTAATATCATCTGAGTTATCAATAATCTCTTGTCTATTATCTTGAAATGCTTTTAATTCAGCTTCTTTTTGCGCAGCTTTTTCTGCAGCTTTTTTTTCTTTATTTTTGCTAATACCAAAGTCTATACCGCCAGCAATAAGAGCAGTACCACCCGCGATAATAGCAACAGTTACCATGCTCATATCGTTAGTTTTAATTTGTTAATTAATTTCATATCTTCTTTTGTTATTCTAGGATCTTCAAATGTTTTTGCTGTTACAGACTCTACTATTTTGTCAGGGTCTTTTAATTCAGTAGCGTGTACTGTCACAAAGTTACAAGGAGTATGAGTATATATTATTCTTTTTATTCCGGGTTTTGTTATACCATAATGAGGTGCGTCAATTGTTTCTATGCCTTCATGTGTTATTATAGACATACTACCTTTTAATAAAAAGAAAGGGTGAGACTGAGCATGTATAGCTGTTATAATAAACTCATTAGCTGGATTATATATTTCTCTAACACAAATGTTTTCAGCAAAAGAGTGTTTAACCGGATTAGCTTCTTGTACTTCTTGGCCTTTTATAGAGTCAGGATTATTTTTTAATACTTCCTCTAGTTCTTTAATTTTTTCTCTAAATTGTTTTTTAGCTCTTATTTGTTGACCTATTTCCCAAGCTTCATCAAAATCAAAACTATGTTTTAGCCCTAACTTTTTAGTTAATTCTACAAACTGTTTTTTAGACTCTGCTTTTTCTAAAGGCTCTAATAAAACTTGTTGTTTTATTTCTTCTATTTCTTTATCCATATAATATAATTAAAATCCAGTAGAATTAACATACTCTGATCTTGTAGACCAAAGTTGTTTAGTTCCACCTAATTGTGTAGTGTCATCTGTTTTTAACTTAACAGTAGCTACAAAGCCTCTTATACCTGTTATTTGATTACCAAATGATACTTCGTTTGGCATAGCTATAGAGTTAGAAACTATATTAGCTACGTAGATATTTTCTTTTCTATTAAAGCCAGCGTTTAAAGTTTGACCCGTAATAGGATCTACATATTTTCCTTCTTCATAACTCTTAACAGAAAGAGTTTGATCTTGATTTTCAACATATGTACCAGCTGGCAATTGGTTAGCTCCTGTAAAGTCAGAAACAAAAGACTCTACTTCCCAACCACTACTACCTTCATATCCCACAGTTTTAAAGTTTTTTACTAAACTTGGCTGTACATTAAACACGCAAGTTATTGTAGAAGGACTAGATGTCCCATAAAATGTGTTTCTAGTATTAGCTACTTCTGAATAATGTTTAAATAAACCTACTTCTCGAGTAGTAAAGTAATTATTTTTTACAGAAAACATTGTTTCAGGTTTGTAAGTGTAAAAACTTACCCACCCATTTACTTTGTCATCAAATGCTAATGTTTGAAAATTTTCTGTTTTAGAACTTAATATCGGAGTCTCTTGTAAAGACACAATATAATTTCTATTATGTACGTCCCAAGCTCCTTTTACTTTGCTATTTTCTAAATATTCAAACTTAACTTTAGCACTAAGATCTGTAACAAAAGGCACTGAATAAAATACTTTTACAGAAGCTGGATTAGAAGCATCGACTTGAGTTATATAACCTGGGTTATTTGGAATTGTCATACCTGTTGAGGGTATTGGCGTTACTCCAGTAAGGTCCATAGTTAGAGTCATGCTTCCAACAGCACCACCATCAATTACTTGAAAAGTAGATGTAGCTGGAATGCTATATGTAGTATTAGTATCTTTTACTTTAGCTAGTTCATCTCTAAAATAATCTTCCATACCATAAGCGCTAATTTCAGTAAGACCATCGTTAGATAATCTTAATATAGCATTTCTGTTTCTATCAGCAAAATATTTTCTAAAACCATAATTAGCTAAAGACTCTGGGTTTTTACTAATACCATAAACACCTTTATAAGGTACAAACTGACCTATAACCGCAGTACCCGCCTGAGTTTGAGTACCGCTTTCTGTAGTGTATATAGTATCTTTGTCTATTAACGCTCTACTAATTTTGTTCTCTTGAAACACAATCATATTAGTATCTTCAGCTAAAGTGCGCTGTATAGTTCCATTCTCAGGGTCTAAGGACTTAGTAATGTCTGTACCAGTAGAAAATACATTTGTATTGTTAATACCTGTTCTAGAGTTATATATGCCAGAATAAATTAATGTATTAAATCTATGTTGTTGCAGTGGAAAAGGATCATCTAAAAAAGCTCTAACACCTTTATCTATACTAACAGCATTAAAATCACCTCTTATTCTAGACTCTTCTATGTAAAAATTAGAATAAAATCCTTCTATTCTATCTTGATTTGTACCAGGCGATCCAATAGTAAGATCAATACCACCAGGCCAACATATTCCAGGGCCTAGCGCATTATGCCTATTAGGGTTAGAGTTTGTCCTACCATTCAATGATTGACTATAAGTCTGCTTAATTAAATAAGTGTTATTAAAATCTACTTCTATTACTGCTGACATAATTTTTTAAATTTTATGAAGCGACTGCATCGTCACTTTGTGGAGGATCTGGAGCTGTACCACTAGCTCCTGTTCCTGTTTCTATTTGAACATTTAAATCGCTTATTAATCCTGAGCACGCAGTTTCGTAATATATTTGTATATCAGATTTAGGTGGGTCTACCTCCATTACGTTTAATCTAAAATCAGAGCTAATAAACGACGGACTAGTAGGGTAAGCTGGATTTACAACTGGAACACCTAAAACTTTTCCATTAGTGTTTATTTTAAAACCTATAGGATCTTGCTGAGCGTTTACAAAACCAACACCAGTTACTGATGCGACAGTATCTACAGCTTTTAAATCTGTTAGTTTAGCAGAAAAAACACCTGTTACAAATGGATTACTTTTATCAGCTGCATTATTAGATACATAAATATTGTTAGTTACTACTGGATTACCCGAGCCAATAGCCATAGTAGATTGTACTCTTGGAAACAACTTAGTAGTATTAGGTGCAAACAATTGTTGGTTAGGTTCTGTTTCAGATAAATCTGCTGGTACTTTATTTATATTACTACCAAATAAACTAGCGTAAGATAATGAAGTCCTAAATAAACCTTGTTCTTGCAAAGTTCCTGTACTATCTTTTTGATCTTTAAAACCTCCTTGTATAACATTACCTAAATAAGCATTGTAATACTCTTCTTCTAGTTGTTTAATTACAACTTTATAACTATAAAAGCCTAACGGATTAGCTTTACCAACTACATTATAAACTGTACCAATAGAACCTATACTTGGTGGCGTTGGGCTTAAAGTTATGTTAGCTGTTGGAGATGCAGGATAAGTAGGATAAGATATAGAAACAGCTGATATTGCATAATCAACACCTCCTATAGTAATAATGTCTCCAACTTCAGGGTTTTCACCAAAGTTTGTTATACCAAAACTACTTCCAATAAGTGAAGAGTTTACAGTTGCAGTGTAACTACCTGTCTTATATAAACCTGGATAACCATCTGCATAAGACACACTATTAGGTATTACAGATCTAAATAAAACTTTAATTGAATCACCAAACCATCTGTTTATACGATTAACTTGCGCTCTCCCTTTTGAAAAATATTTATGAAAAACTGTATCACCACCAAAACTACCACCAGCATAACTAAAAGAGTTTGCATCTGCATCTGATAAAATTACATCTGTTTGTCTTCCATATCGATCTGCTAGTATTATACCTACTTGATAAGTTCTATTTTGCTTTACACTAGCTGTAGGATGTTTAACTAATAAATTAGCAGTATTTTTAGGAACACCTGAAACATCTTCTCTTGAATTTAATTTAGCACTAATTTCTACATTGTAACTCAAAGCTTCAGGTGGAGTATGCTTATTTAAAAAATTACCGTAAACAACTCTATTACCAGTAACAGATTGAGTTTTAGCTCTAATAGGTACTCTATCAAATACTCTAACTACTTGTTCTTCTCTAACTGGCAGTTTTGGTTCATTAGAGTTATAGTTATATGTAAATGTATTAGTTGAATTAGAAGTAATTCTAGTATCAGTTCTAGGTATAGTTTCTAATATTCTTACAACTAAAGTATCTGACTCTTTATAAAGTATATCTATTTCTTCTATTTTTAAATTATCGTATAGAGTATTTACAGCAAAAGGAGTTTGTATATTTAGGTCAACTACATTAACACTGTTTTCAAAAAAATCTACAACAGTACTTCTAGCTATATTTTCATAACCTCTTTCAACGTTTTCTTGACTGGTAATGACATTGCTGTCATCATATAGTTGATTAATATCTACAATATGACCATTTTGTTTTGGAACAAAAGCAGGACTAGTAAACGGAGCTATCAAAGAATATTCGCCATCTTCAAATTTAAATCTATAACTAAACCTAACAAACTTATCTCTTAAATATTCTGTATCACCTGAAAAGTTAGATAAATATTGAGAGTTAAAATCTGCAAAGTAAACTAAAGCTCCATAAAAAGAAGTAGAAGGTGGTTTTAGTTGAAAAGCTTCTTCAAGTTCGGTTAAAGCTGCACTACCTACATTACATCTAACAGTAGCGCTAGTATCTCCTAATGTATAACCAGGTAATGAAAGTATTGTTATAACAGACTGTGTTCTACTATTAAACACTCGCATACTTGGGTATAAGTTTCCAGATAAATTGTTAACTGTAAATTCTATCTGACTGCTTACAACTGCGGGTGCACTAGCATTTCCAAACACTGTTGCTTCTGTAAATTTGTCTGAAACATTTTTTGAACCTGTTTCTAATATAGTAATAGTAGTAGCTGAAGGATCTGTTTGATCGTAATCTTGATTTAATGTAAAACTTTTAGCTGAATTTGACGTACTTTGAATAATACAAGGTGTAGATTGAACGTTTGTATTAGGCATTTTTACAAACTGTCCTTGTCTTATTTTAGCGTAATCTGCATTGCTTAAAGTAAAAGGACCAGGTCCAGTTAGTGTACCTCCAGTTACAGTAACAGTAAATTCATTAACTAAACTTATGGCATTGTATGGATTATATTTAGCTACAGATATATTATCTTCTGTAGTGTAATGAGTAGAACTAGCTAAAGCTTTATCTACATTTATTCTTCTTGGTTGATTTCTATCATCAGTCCAAAATAATAAATCTTCAATTAAATCTATATTAAGTATAGGGTGAGTAATAGAAAAATTTAAAAACCTACCTGACACTAATGTATGAGTGGTATTATTTATAAAATCTCTCATTATTATCAAGTGAGTAGATCCTTTACCTGCAAAATTATCTAGTCTAGTACTTGAACTATCGTAATGATCAGTTATATAAAAAAATCCTCTTTCTTTGCTTTGATCAATATATTGGCCTATAACTTGTCTATTATCATATATTGTAGTAGCAGTTAGATCAGTTACTAATTCATTTCCTAGTACATTTTCAACAGAGCCTACATCATCACCTTCAGATCTACTTACATTAATATTCTGAGCATCTCTGTATTCACCTTTACCTATTAGTCTTTCGTCTAAGTCTTTATTCATCTTAGACTTGATAAATATATTTTTCGCTAATGCCATTTAATTAGTGTTTAATCCATTTAGATTTACCTCTCATTACTTGAGTAAACTCTTCCAATTTAATATTGCTTAATCTTATTTTAGCGTTTCTTAATTTAGCAACTTTTTCTTTTTTATATCTTTGAACAATATATTCAGGTACTTTAGGTTTAACTGAAGTTACAGCATATAACATATATGCATATAAAGCATCTTCTGCTAATTTAGGTATTTTAGTATTTTCATCATTATAAAGACCGTCTGATATATATTCTAAAATAATTAATCTTTGTGCTAAGTTACTGCTAAAAGCAAATACATTTCTTCTAGGATCATAAGTAAACCATCCGTTTTTTTGACTAACTTCTGGCTCAGCTCCATATCTTTGACCATAAACATTTTTATACCAAGCATTAGCATATACGTCTGCTTCTGTAAAATTTTCACTACCAGCTGAACCTGCTATATTATTTTGATTAGCTGATCTCCACCTATCATTTATTAAAGCTTGTTTAGACTCTAGGTTATTTCCATATTGATCTTGAGTAGGAACACCTTGATCGTCTTGTATTACTGGTGCTGTAGGATTACTTGTTAATCTAGTGTTGTATATTATATGTTTAACACCAGCTTGATCTACCCAAGATAACTGAACATAGTTAACCATATCTTGTGGAGCTACTATAGACAAATTATTAGGTATAGTTAGCTCTTGAGCTTTTATACTTCTTAATGTATCATAGCTAAACTCTTGTATACCTCTTTTAGCGTGGTATATTAAATCAGTTCTTTTAACTCTTGGTATAACTTTATCTGTACCTACGTAATTTATCATAAAGTTATTAACTACTTCACTTAACGGAGTATATTGATAACCTCCATAGTTACTCCATCTACTTTGATCTATAAAAGCTACTTTAATTACAGATGTAGCTGGAACAACTACAGCAGTGCCTATAGTTAATATTTGAACAGCTACACCATTAGTTATGGTAGTACTTAAAGAAGTAGTAAAGTTATAAGGAGCTTGACCAAATTGCTTTACATTGTCAATAAAAACGTCAAAATTATCAACAGAAGTTTGAGTTGCTCCATCGTTAAAAATTAACGGTGGTAAAGTTTGTGGCCAAGTTACTGAATTACTATTAGTACCATCGCCTAATTGAGCTACTTCACCTGAATAATATTCTGAGTTAGTTTGTTGTTTTTGATTTCCTAATGTATGCATGTTTTATCTTTTTTCGTTTGCTTCATCTTCAGCTAACTCTTTAGCAGCTACTTGAAATATTTGTGGATCTTTTATTATAACACCTGTGTATTTTAATATTTCCATAGTAACAGTGTTTCTCTGCGAATCATCTATTTCATAGTCAATACTTCCTTGAGTTGTATTAGTTTTAGTCATTAAATCTTTTGCTTCTATAAGTCTTAATGAAAAACCATTGTTCAACGATCCAAATGCGCCAGCAGCAACAGACAACGCGTTATTAACAGCATATCCTGAGCTATTGTCTAAAGTAGAAATTTTTATAGTAGTATTAGCGTTAGATAAAACTATTGTACCTGATCCTGCTACAGTTATATCTAATAAACAACCAGTTCCAGCTCCATTAGTTGACGTAACTACTCCAGTGTAAGTTCCAGCAACTGCCGTAGTTCCAATTGGAAAAGATGGAGCAACGGTAAAAGTTTGTCCTATAATCAGTTTAGAAGTAGAAAAAGTTCTAGAGTCATATATATATTGTCCTAAGTCACCTACATAAAATCCCCAACGTGGATCTGTAGGTTTACGCATATAACTAAACTTAACATCATTAACAGAAGTAACAGCTGGATTACCGTTAGTTATCTGCGGATATACAGTTAATTTATTATCTTTAAATGTTGCTATTGGAAATGTTTCACTCGGTTGAGTTAAAGGTGACATGTTTAGTTGTCTAAATTCTCTTTGACTAACTAATTGTATTCTTGGCGAACCTTTAACGCCATTATAAAATACACTTCCTAATCTATGTAAATCAGTTGGATAAGTGTATACATTAGAAGGGTTAGTATTAGCTGATGCAGACTCAAATTTTTCAAATAATTGATATTCATCTCTTATATGCTCTATCCTACTAGCATATTCTTCATCTGTTTTAGGCATACGTAAATACTGATTGTAGTCTTCAAAGAAAGTTTCAAAAACTTCTAATTGAACTTGACTAGCTAAAAGGTTATATTCGTACGGCGTTAAATAACCTCTTTGTTCTTTATTCAAGATACTTAAAACTGTAGTGTAAACAGTATTTACATTAATTCCCATATTTATATATATTAAAAAGGCGGCGCGTGGCCGCCTTAATTATAATCACTTGTTATTTTAGTTTTTTCTGTATTGATTTATAAACTTCAATACCTTCATCTGTTTTTAACCAAGCTGCCATTGCTGAATATGGGTTTTCTTCAAATGGTACTGTCATTAATTTTCTACCATTACTAGTCCATTTAAATACTCTATTATCATCAGCTAAAGTAATAATCTTAGCTTCAACCGCTTTGATAGCAAAGTTTCTTAATTCAACGTTTTCATCTTCAGCAAGATTTAAAAACAACTTAGGTTGCTGTTTAGCAAAGATTAATAAATCTCTTTTTAATTCTTTAGAAGATAATGCATTAACGCTTGATCCTTTTTCAACTCTTAATATAGCTTCGGCTTTATCAATATCCATCTCATAAGCCATATTAGAAGCTGCAAGTTCTAGTTCTAACCAATCAAAATGATCTTCTGCTTCTACTACAGCATCAAACTCTGTAAATATAATACCATTATGTGGATGTTTAGCTAAGAACTCTTGTAAATTTCTTTTTTCTTTAGGAACTTGTAAATGTCCTTTTTCAAAAACAATATGTGCTAAAGTTACGTTACCTTTTTGTTCATCAACAAATATGCTTTTATGATTACTAGCATATCTCATTTCTCTTTCGTAACCTTTTTCTTTATCAAACCACACTAAAGGGTATCTAGCAGAATGTCTACTAGGTATAGTATGAGTTAAAGGCATTTTGTTTTTTAATAGATAATAATTTCTATCTTTATACTCCCAATTATCTTTTTTCTCTGGAGTCTTTTTTACTTTTGTTTCCATAATATAATATAATATAATAATTAATAAAGACCCCGCCGAAGCGGGATCTTATATTGTTGTTACGTTAATGTAGGTCCTAATGTAGGAGTTACAGATGTAACAGTATTAGCAAATGCTACTGGAATAGCTGGTCCCGAAGCACCATTAGCTTTTTCAATAGCGGCATTTACAGCGTTTCTAATTGAAGTTGTACTTGCTTCTGCTGAAGAAATAACAACAGTGGCTTCCAAAGGAATATCGTCTTTAGCAAATACGCCATAAACGATTTTACAATCAGTAGTACCACTACTAGTAACGTGTATGATATTTTCAGCTGGAAGTAAATCTACTTCACCTCCACCTTTTGAAAATGATATATATCCCATAATTTCTATCTTTTAAATGTTAAACAATAATTAAGCTCCTTTAAATAACACGAAGTTATTAGCAGCTTGAGTTACTAAACATCTTTCAGATAAGAAACTTACAGTCATAGCATCTAGAGTGTCAGTGTATGCACCACCAACTGAACCAGTAATCCAAGACTTCATTCTTCGATCTTCAGTTTCAGAAGCTCTATATCTCACATGTAAGAAAGGACGTCTGATATTAGATCCTAACATTTGATCGTATACTGTAGTAGTACCAGCTGGTATTAATACACCATCGATTTCTTTGTCAAGTCCTCTTAATGAAGCATCATTTAAGTATTTCCAGTCAGTTTTATAGAAGTCATAAGAACCTCTTCTAAATCCTGAAAATCCAAAGTTTAATGCCATATCACCATCATTCTCAAATAATCCGAAAGAAGCAGCTTGTGTAGAAGCGTAAGCTCCATTTACAGATGCAATCATATCGTCAAAGTCAAGAGCAGTAGATCTTGATAAGAATAACATGTTTTCTTCAATAGCACCTTGCTTATCTAAGTTTTTGAGTATTTCATCAAAATCACCTAAAGCACCTGAACCAGGAGCAGCAGCGCCAGCAAAACCAGAGTATACGTTACCTCTTGCTTCGATAGCAGCAAATAAACCTTCAGAACCTTGAATGTTAGTAGTTAATGCAGCATTGTTAGCTCCACCATATTGGTATTGTACAGCATTACCAGCTTCAGTATAAGTAGAATTATACATGTTTTCAGCTTCAACCATAGCCATTTCTAACTGATCTTCAAATCTTAGTCTTGTTTCAGACTCAGACTTTAAATACCATAAATAACCTGATTGACCATCTTCTGTAGCAACTTCAACCCAACCAATTTGAGCAGTATCAGAACCATTAATCTCAAAGTTATCTTTAAGTATCATTGGCCTGTTAGCAAATTGAGTGAAAGTAGGCTGAATAGATCCTTGCATACCAATTGAACCTTTACCAAACTCTGATCCGTAAACAAATACGTTACAACCACCAGCAGTTACAGGTAAAGAATTAGTAGCAGTACCATAAAACTTAACGTTTAACACATTAAGAGTAGCACCAGAAACAGCTTGTACTAAACCTTTTTGTACGATTAATCCAGTTGCATTATCAGAAATTAATACTGTTTGTCCTTGTCTGATAGCACCTCTTCTGTCAGCAGCAGCAATATCTGGTTGCGCAACAGCTAAATCAATAGTAAGAGTAATATCAGCATCAGCTAACCCACCTGGAGCAGCAACAGTACAAGACTTATATGCAATATGTAATCTATTTTGTTCAGACCAAATTACTTGATCCGATGTCATCGGCATCTCTGCACCGACCATTCTTAGGAAACCACCAATTGTTCTGTTTCCATAACGTTCCACCTCAGCTTCATAAAGCTCTGGTAAGTATTGCTGAGCAAAACTACCTGTACTTCCATCAAACGTTAAATAGTTTGTATGTAGAGCTAATCTAGTTTGAGCTGGAACTAAACTTGCGGGAAAACTCCCACCGTTTACAAAACTCATAATTTTTGTTTTTAGTTGTTATTTTTTTATTTTAAATTTCAACTTAGAACTATCTACACCACTAATCGCTTTTACTCGCAACCCATTTATAAACACGTCACCGTTTGCTTGAGGCCTAATATCTTCACCAATATTTTTTGATTTAGATGTCATATTCCTTATAGCGTCAGCTTTACCTTGTTCGTAAAAATGAGATGCAATTCTATCTGGATTTTGTGCTGTATATAAAGCTTTGTGATAACCTTTAGCATCACCAATCGCACCATCTTTGTTCAAGAACTTCTGAAACAAACTATTTAAATTTGATTGTTTTTTAGCAATATCACTAGGATTATTTACATTGTATCTAAAAGTTTTTTCTCCAACTGAATATTCAAAACCTTTGAAATCTTCGTTAAATAACTTATTAGAATTAGTAAGAAATATCTCCCTATTCTTTGCTCCTTTTTCTTGTTCTTTGTTGTGTCTATTGAAAAAGTCCATAGCTTTTTGTTGTTCCGGAGTCAAACCATTAGATCTCAACTTGATTTCTTTATAGTATTTACTCTTTGTTTCTTCTAAAAAACCTTTGGCTTTAGCAATTTCTTCTTTGAAAGCAAGTTTCTTTTTCTTTATTTCTCGCTCATCATCCACATCTTCATCAATTTTAAAATTATCTTCCATTATAAAGTTAATTTCTTCTTGATTTAAATGTGGTTTAGTTCTTTTGTAATATTCGCTTAGTATAGCATTTTCATTATACTGCGAATAATCTTTATTTAATCTAGCATAATCTTCAATAGTACCACCTGTTTCTTCCATAAAACTTACTAGAGCTTCTATATTTTCTGGTAGCTTTCTAGTTGGTGTTTCTTCTCTATGCTCTTGTACAGATTCTTGTACAACTTCTTTATTTTCTTCAGGAGTAATTTCTTCTAAAGGATTTACTTCTTCTTCTTTTTCTTCGGCAACCGGCTCAATACTTGGTTCGGGTGCTCTTTCCTCCACTTTTTCCACATCTGTGGTTTGTTTATCCTCATCCAAACTTCCTGCGCTTTGCTCTGGAATGGCATCTTCTTTTTGTTTTTCTTCTGGTTTTTTATTCATATCAAGTTTATAAACTTGATCGTTATCCCTTTTTAATGAAGGCTTTTTTATTTTTAAAGGCAAAGCCTCTTGCTCTTGTTTTGTTGTTGACATAATATAATATAATAATTAATAATTGTTTACGGTACTAAAGGTTCAACACCTAAGTTACCTAGTTCATCACCAGCATTGGTTTCAAAATCTGTTGGTAATAAATTATTTTTTCTTTGATCTATCATTTGGCTTTGCTGCGTGCCAGATATTCTTGTTCTTTTATCTTTACGATCTTCGATCATTTGCTCTTTTTCTTTTCTAGCTTTAACATCTATTTGTGCAAGCTGCATATCATAACCAAACTTAAGTTCCATTTCTTGCTTTCTCATTTGAGACTCTCTTTCTATTTTATTTATGTTAAATTGAGATTTAGCTTTTTCTATTTGTATTTGAGTCTCTGCTAAGGCTTGTTGTTTTTGCATCTCAGCTAATGCAGCTTTTTCAGCTGTTTGAGCATTAGCTTGAGCTTGTGCTTGTATATTAGCTTGTGCAGCTTGTTGATCTGCTTGAGCTTTTTTCTTTCTTCTATACTTTAGCATTTGATTTGCTAAAGCTAAATTTTTTACATTTCTTATATCTATAGCATCTTCTAAAGTTATAGAATTAGTTTTTAATGCTATTTGTATATTTTGCTCAAGTTGTTCTTTTTCTTCTTCGTCTGGTTCTAGCTGTAAAAATATACCAAAATCATGTATGTTTATTTTAGATAATTGATCTAAAGTACCTACGTTATACTCTGATATACTATTTTCTAACGCTTGTCTAGTTAATGGATATTGCAATGCATCAGCAACTCTTAATGATATGTTTTCACAAGTTCTTAATGTTAAAAATAATTGAGCTTGTAATATATGTCTAGTGGCTGTATTACTATTAGCTGCTGCTAGTTTTTGTAAACCTACTAATGAGTTTTTATCTGGTGTACTACCATCTCTTGCTTCGTTTAATCCGGTTACATCTCTTATCATTTGTAAATAGTATTGATAAGTCTGTATTAAAGTTCCTATTTTTCCACCACCACTTCCAGTTTGTAACTCTTGTATTGGCACTTTACCTCTATTAGGATCACCTTCTTGTGTTAAACTTCTACCTACAATACTACCAGTTTGAAAGTACATGTTTAATGCTTCAGCTGGATTATACTTTGTACCGTTACCTAAGTCAACTTCTGCTAAACCATCCATGTCTAAAAATACACCATCAGGAACTGTCCTAGCTAAAACCTGTTGTATTTTAAGATGCGTAAGTTGAATCATATCAGCAAAACCTGTTATTCTCTTTACTAGTGAATTAATTCTACCTTTATATAATCTTGGCGCACATATATTATAATTCATATTAACTTTAACAGTATCACCAGTAGGTCTAGTCATATTTTTAGCTAGCTTCCACTCTAACATCATAGGATGTCCTAGTATTTTTGCTCCGCTGTATAACACTTCTATTGATCTAGTAATTACTTCAAAGTTTTCAGTTTCAGGTGGATTAAAAGTATCAGGTTTTTCTAATACTTTTTCTAATCCAAAAGCGTTTTTCTTAATTTTAAATACTTGATCATGATAAGTTTTGTATTCAAAATACATAACCTGTACCGTTAAATCATCATATCTACCGTTCCAGTTTCTTAAATATTCTGGATTACCTGGATATTTTTGTATTGTTTCTAACTCTTCATCAGTTAATTGTGGAAACTGTTTTTTAATATCTGGTATAGAAACAGATTTAACTTCTCCTACGTAATACAAGTTTTCAAAGTTAGGATCATCTGTATAAGAATAAACCATAGCTGCTGGGTCTACGTAATCTACAGTAACACCTTCAGCTTCATTAAATCTAGTTTTTACAGCTGCAATACCTAATACAGTTAAATCATAAGCTAATCTTCTTCTAGTTAAATCATATTTATTATTTTCTAATATATAATTTATAGCTTCTTCTTCTGCAACTTCAACAGACTGTTTAAAATCCATTTGCAAATGTATAGCTAATTCTTCTTTATCCTGTGGCGCTGCATCAGGATCTTCAGCATTAAAAGCATTTACACCTAGTATTTGTTTAGCTTCAGTTAAATAATCTTTAGCTACAATATCTGTCATTAATCCAGTAGCATAATCTGTTCTTTGTCTTGAACAAACAGGATCTTGAGCAAAAGCGTTTATTTCATAAGTTCTACCAGATATGCCATTAACAACAATATCTACAAATTTAGCAATAACAGGAACTGGCTTCCAGTCTAGATTTAAGTAGCTTAAGTCACCATTTATAGCTAGCTCATCTTTGTACTTTTGTACTGGCTGTTCACCTCTAGCGTATAATCTTAAATTATGAAACTCATTAAAGTTAACAGCATAACCAGGAGCGTTTACTCCACCTCTATAATTTTTAAACCATTCACTCTCTATAGCTCTGCCTACGGCAAGCCCATACTCTAAAGTAGCTTTTTCTGCAGCTGGTACAACCTGATCTGGAAAAGAACTATTACTTGTGTAAGAAATTTGCATTTATTTATTTTATTATTTTAGAAATATTGCCATCATTGTTATATCTTTTAAAACCTAAATTAAAAGATTTAATAGTATTTTGTGGTGCAGGTCTATATTTATTTTTATTACAAGCCATTATAGCTAAACCAGAACTTATAGTAGCATCGTATTTAGTCCTGTTATTAATATTAAATTTAGCCCAGTCTTCTAAAGTTCTTTGAAAATACATTGAACCATAACCTTCTTTTATTCTGCCTACATTATCATTTATGTAAGTTTCTATAGCGGCAGCATGTGCTTGTTTAATATCTTCGCTGGAATTAGGTATGCCACCTATTTCTCTTTCAGTGGTAGATAATTTATTAGCTAATTTATCAGGACGATTCATACTAAAACCTCTATAACCTCTTCGCTTTAAATAGTATAATAATCTTGGTTTATTATTTTCAGCAAGTATAGGCATGCCGTAAAAATGTAAAGCCATTAAAACATCTTCAAAAAATATTTCAGCTGTTTGAGGTCGAGCTATATATTCTAAGAAAAACTGATTAAATGGAGCGTCTTCCATTGAAAACTTTGTTAATCCGTGTAAAGCTCCTTTAGAACCTTTACCATCCACAGTACCGCTAATGTCGTAACTGTCACAGCCAAAAGCTCCAATGTGTTCGTTAGCAGGATATTTTGTTCCATTTTTAATTATTACTTTATTTTGTAAATTATGAGGAGGTACCCAACTAACAAAAAATCTACCATTATTACTTGGTATAAAACTTACTGTAGTATCTTTTATCCCATTATTCCAAGAAAAATTACCTTGAGTTATGTTTGCTATATTGTTTAACTCTTCGTTATAATCTATTTGTTGATATATTTTTGTTATATTAAAAAGAGCTTGTTTACTTTCATCTCTAAACGCATGAGCTTCTGATCTTGGAAATTGTCTATAATATTCATTTAAACTATCTTGATCATGCTTTAGTCCTTCAACTTCATTTTTCCAATGTTCAATAACTCCTGTTGTAATTTCGTAACCGTCAGCTCCTTCGACTCTATCTTCGCTAGTAACGAAGACAGGTGATCCATAAGTATCGATGAATCCTTCGTAGTTCCACTCCATAGGTATGAACAAGCTATAGAGTCCAGAAGTTGTTTGTCCGTTTTTATTTCTTTCAGTAACGTCTGAATTGTAGTATAGTTTTTTGAAATTGTCTCCACCTTTATCTAAAGCATTTGATGTTGAGCCCATCATACATTTACCTACGATTCTAGAACCAAGACGTAATGTAGTTTTTGTAACCCTCCAGTTGTTTAATATATTATCAGGTCTTTCCCATTTACCACTTTCATCATGGGCTAATAGTTTTAGCTTTTCACCATCATAAGAGTTGTCGCCTGTATTTTTCCAGTCAATAGTCGTATCAAGTCCGTCTAGTTCTCTAAGCTGTTCATTCGACTCAAGCTTTCTTCTAGTAAGTTTAGATGCTGGAACTCGATATGCCAATTCAGTTTTCGGCCGGTCCATACCATCTTGAATGGGTTTAAAAAAGAAAGGGTAGTTGACCGATATGGGTACAACTTTATCCGTGAACATTTTTTTGGCATCTGCTCCAGACTTGGAAAGTATTCCAAATCTAGCATCGGAAGATATTGTAGCCTGGTTGACAAGTTCCGCGCTTGACATAAAAGAGAATCCAGATCTTCTGTTTTTGAGGTAACACATACCGTAGCATCTTGCATCTGCTTTACATGCTTCCCAAAATATAAAGAAGAGTCTGTTTGCTTCTCTAAAGTCTGGCGCTCCAATATCAATCTTTGACCATTGCAAGTACATGTAATGAGTGCCAGTAATGTAAGTATTAACACCATTATTGGAAAACCAATATCCTTGTTCTCTTCTTGTAAATTCATCATCAATATAATCGTACCATTTTTCTTTAAATTCAGCTGGATATTCTTCCCAGTCAAATCTACTTTTAATTCTACTTAATTCTTTTGGGTATTCTTGCTTTTCCCAATACTGCTCCGCTTTTTTTTCACTTCGTTTAAACGGTTCATCTGCTGCTGGTAAAGCAATCCTGAGATTCTGTATTTCAATGACTTGTCCAATTTTACCTGTTTTACTTATTACTATAAAATCATAATCAGAATTATAACCATAATCCCATTTTTTAAAT